AGGCATAAACCTTAACTTTAAATCGTCTTCAAAGTCTTTTACACTTTGTACTTTTTTCTCTTTTTTGCTAATCATATAATCACTATGTTTAGCTTTTTTTGAACCGCTAAAACTCGCAATCATAAAACAAACATTTGCCATTTGCATTTCTAATCTATCAGCAAGAAAAGGCTCTTCTGAATAGTAGTCATACCATTCATAAAGTTCTCTTATACTCATAGAGTTTTCAAGTTCTGTAACAGTTCTATAATTTAACTGCTGAACCAATTTAAAGAGGAATCTTCGCTCCTCTTTTACTTTTTTTCTTCGTCCACCTCATCAGTGGCTTTTTTTTCAATTTGTTTTTTAGCTAATTCTATTACTTTTTTGTCGTAATCTTTTTTCTCTTTTACAGTCATTCCGATTGTTGGAATTTTTGTAAAAATCTCAAACATAATAGAACTTCCAAAACCATTCAAATTTTCAAACTCTTCATCTGTAAAAAATAAAGGATCAACCATTACTTCATTACAAGCGTATTTCATACACTTATCATATGAATCTTCTTCACCAGATTTTTGTATTTCGTGATACCCTTTGGTTTGAGCGATATTCATTTCTTTTAATTGAAATTCCATATCTTTTAAGTTTGTGTTTTTTAAACAATCTAGCTCCATATCTTTTAAGTTTGTGTTTTTTAAACAATCTAGCTTTATTGTTTCTGTTCTCACAGTCAATAAATTTAATAAATCTTTTCTCGTGTTCATAGTTTTTCCTTATAGTTTTTGTTAATAGTTTTTGTCGAGGCTGGGAACTATAAAACCCAGCACCAATTTATGTAGCTAGTGTCATAATCATTCTACTTGATTGTTCCATAGTTGCATTGTACAACACAGCCGCATCTTTTGCAAAAGGTATTACTCTACCACTTGAAAAAATCTCAAAAGTTAAGTATGTTGGGTTTCCAGTTGAAGGAGTGATTTGGTCGTTCATCTCTACAATGAAAATTCTACGCTCATTGCCATCCCACATAGCAATCATATCTTCTTGTCCTGCTGTGTCAGCTGCATTGAATAATGTTGAAATCTCCATGTTACCAAGAGAAATAGAACCTGATGATTTAGTACTTTCATCCGAACTTAAACAAGTGTATTCTGTAACCGCTCTAGTTTCAGAAATATCACCTAGTGCTTGTAAACAACCTATTTGTTTTCCACCTGCGATAGCTGCTGCTATTGCTGCTGCATCTGATACGTCTGTACCCGTTGCGACTAAAAATATCTTTGTACCTTGTACGTCTGTTACTGATAATGCCATAATTTTATCCTTTTAGTTTAAAATCAATTAACTGTCTATAAAGTTTCGTTTCAGATTCATAATCATCCATAACGCTTATGCTATTAGATGATTTGAAACCTGTTAACGCACTCAATACAGCTTCTTTTATCGCATCGACTTTAGAATATTTTGTATCCCAAACATCGATTTGAAACCTTGTATCTTTTTGAAACGTTTCGCCCCCTATACATTGATTACTATTATCGCTAATGACTTGATATGTCATATATGGATTAGTAACATCTTGAGGGGCTTTTAATGGGTATATTCTCGTACCGACTAAGGCACTTACCCCACTATCAGCTTTTAAATGAGCCACTAAATCAGATTTAATACTCATACTTTAGCCTTTGCCACTTCTTTTGGAAGTCTTTCTGCAATATATTGCTTTGAAGCAATTAGAACCCCATCAACACTTTTATCAAGTGCTGGTCTTAAAAACGGTCTTGCTATCATCTTTGATGTTCCAAGTTCAATAAACCGACCATAGAAACCGTTATTTTTTCCACCCTTACGAGGGCTAATTGAGAATGTTGTTTGTCCTCTTTTAGACTTTCGCTTAGTAATCCCGATACTTTCCCATAATCTCCCTGTTTTAATAAGTGATTTAGAAAAAAGTATATGCTTAGCTTCATCTGATACAACTTTTGCCCCTGCTCTTGTAGAACCAACCATTACATTTTTTTGAATGCTGATAGGTAGTTTTTTAAGAGCTTTTAAAAGCTTTTTTGTGTCAATTTTTGACGTTATCTTCCCATGCTAAAATCTCAATCACTTTAAAGCGTTCACTAATATTCTTAGTATTCAAAAAGTTAAAATTTCTATCCTGCCAAACTAAACGCATTGAAGCATTTACTCCCGGTATATATCTAATCTTAATTTTATGAGTAGTTTTTGAAAAATCAGCATTTGACAAAAACGATTCATTCCCTCTAATTGGTGTAATCGAACACCAAACATCTTTAAACTTTGAAAAATCTCCCTCTTCCACTTCGCCAAGGTCGTTGGTAGTCGTTCCCAACTTTTGAATCTCGGCTTTGTTTCTTAGGCTTCCTGCTTTCATATTGACTGCACCTTATACATGTCAAGCATTTTATGTATTGCTGGATTAGCCATTGTTTCGATGCTAACACCAACAATATATTGCTCTCTGTTTTCATACATAGTAGATACAAGAACCTTTAGATAAGAAACTATAGATGATGGAACTGTCTCGTAACCAGCTTTAAAAGTAATTTTAACAGCCCTTTTATCATCTTTGTGAGATGGGATGCTGCTAAACTCAATTTTCGTTGCTCCATATTCTACATAAGAGTAATAATCATCTGTACTTAAGGTTTGATAAACCCCGTCACTATCCATATACTCAATACTTGATATAATATGTGCATAAAAGTTTTTGCATCTTCTAAACTTAAAGGCTCGCTTGTTGGTGCTATTGTTTGAACTAAATTCATTTTTACTCTTTTAGCTTATCGTTACAATTTTTAAAGATGTTTTTGCATCAGATACATTTGTGTAGTTTATATCACGAAACTCACAAAGCATTTTTAAATCTGGAGCAAGTAAATCATCAACGATGTTTTTATCGTCTTTGTATGCTTCGATAAGTTCTAACTGTCTAACAGTTTCTTCATCATCTAAGTCTTCATTATCGTCGTCCAAATCTTCATCTGAACACAATTTAACTTCAACACCAACAGATTTCAAAACACTAATTCTATCTTCATCTAAATCAAGAACCTCATCAACTTCAACCTGTCTATCAAGACCTTTATCAAAATACGAGTTTAAAATAATAACATTCATAGTTTTTTTCCTTAATGAAGATACAGCTTAGTTGCTATATCTTAAATGACCACGAGCTACTGTTGCAGCACCAACTTTTCCAGTTTCATCAACTGTAACTTTTACAGCATAGTGGTTGAAACCATTATTTGTATCATAATCATCACTCTTAACACCAACTGAAACTGTAACCGCTCCACTAGATACCGATGTTCCACTTACTGCTGCAACTAATGCCTTAGCACCTGTACCGCTTGAATCAGTAGCTTGTAAAAGCTCTGCTGTTGCAATTTTACCAGTTGTAAGTGCTTCTGTTGTTAGAGTAGCAAGAATCTGGTCTGCACCTTCCATTGGTAAATAATCACCTGTGATATCAGAAGTTCCTATATCTTGTGGTGCGACACCTTGAACAACTTCTAACTCTTCATTCATTTTTTGCATTTTTTTATCCTTCCATTAAGATGGCAACTAATCCAGTTCCACCTGTTATCTCGATTGTACCTTTTAGATACTCTCTAATTGAATCAGTATTTATTGATACTACTTCATCCGCTGCCATTGAACCTACATCAAACCCACCAGAAACATCAATAGAGCCTATTCCATCAATACCTACATCTGAAGAACCATCACCATCTATATTAGGTGTTAATGCCCCTACTGTATCGTTTCTTAAAATAAGCTTTTGTCTTTTGTTTCTCTTAAATATAAATGTATCACTCGCTCCAAGAATAGTCTCTGTTACTGAAACTACTCCTGAACCTGACACATTAGTTGGTGCTATTGTTGCCATAATCTAGCTCATTACGCTGATGGTACATCAAGAATTACAAACGGTGAAACTGTACTACCATTTTCTAATTCTAATGTTCCATTCATTGACGATTGACCGTCTACACTTTTTGTTACTTTAAACACTGTTTTATCTTTAAGAAACTGAACATGTGGACTTGCGGATAATAGTAACCCACTACCATCTTTTATATAATAGAAAGAAAGGTCAAGCAACATAACATCACCTTTTGTTCCAATCGTTGGTGTTCTTTCACTCCATCTAATAGGAATACCAAGGATAGTATCAGAT